TCGTCACTAACTGTTTTATTATTGCAGGGGTCATAAGACACTGGGGTGACAGTCAACAAACTGTCACCTTGTCACCTCACACACCCAAAGAGTTTGCTATACTAGATGCATACAGGAGAGATTATGACCATCAACGCAGAAGTTAAAGGGATCCTCGCAAAGCTATTAGCAACAGAGAATCTTACAGTGGAGCATCGTCAAGTACAGACGGCTTCATTCGATGTCAATAATCGTGTTCTTACCTTACCTATATGGAAGGATGCTTCTGGTACGATCTACGATCTTCTAGTTGGACATGAGGTTGGACATGCTCTATACACTCCCAACATTCCTATTGATGCTCCCAAGGGATTTGTTAACGTTGTAGAAGATGCTCGTATTGAGCGTATGATGAAGAATACATATCCTGGTCTTAAGAAGTCATTCTTTGAAGGGTATAGAGAATTATGGCATAAGGATTTCTTTGGTGTTGCTGATGAGGATATATCGGAATTAGCATTTATTGATCGTATCAATCTATACTTCAAAGGTAATCATGAAATAGAATTTACTGAAGAAGAGAAAGACTGGGTTTATCGTGTAGCAACTACAAAGACATTTGAAGATGTTTTAGAACTCTCTAGAGAATTGTATGAGTGGGCAAAGGGACAGCAAGAAACTAAAGAAGCATCAGTACCCGACCAGTTAAATATTGATTGGAATAATCCTGTTGCTGGTAATGAGTTAGAGCAAGAGGTTGATACTGAAAATACAGAAGATGGACAAGGTGAAGGTGAAGATCAAAGTCCTAATAATCAAAAGTCAATTGAAGATAGACTTGATGAATTAGAAGATGCTATGTATGAGGATGATATAACTGGTGGTACTGATGGTTCTCCTGATGAGACTGAGTGCGTTACAGATAAAGCATTGCAAGAATCATTAGAAACTTTAGTGGATGATAATGCTAGAGAGTGGGTTTATTTAAATCTTCCTAAGATAGATCTTGATGAGGTAATTGTCGGACATAAAAAAATACAGGAAGATTTATACTATGGTTTATATGGACAGTCTTGTAGGGATAAGCAGTTCCATGATTACTATTATGAAAATCTTCATTATGCTGAGAAGCACTATGAATCATATAAAAAAGAAGCACAACGTAGTGTTAACTATCTTGTAAAACAGTTTGAGATGAAGAAGTCTGCTGCTGAGTATAAGAGAGCAGCAACATCTAAGACTGGTGTTATTGATACACAGTCTTTATACAAGTACAAACTAAGTGATGATATCTTTAGAAGGATTACTGTAGTTCCAGAAGGTAAGAATCATGGATTAGTATTCTATCTCGATTGGTCTGGGTCTATGAATCATGTATTGTTAGATACTCTTAAGCAGACTTACAATCTAGTATGGTTCTGTAGGAAAGCTCAAATCCCATTTAGAGTATATGGATTCCAAAATGGATGGGACAATCATTCATCTCATCCTGCTATAAAAGAAGAAGCAAATGTTTTAGGATTCTGTAGTGGATTTAAACTTTTAGAATTCTTTTCATCACAACAGAATAAGCAGTCACTAGAGAAATCAATGCAGTATGTATACATGCAAGCGTTTGCTATGAACAATCATAGACTAAATTATGTACAAGAGTACGGTCTTGGTGGTACTCCTCTTGGTGAAGCAGTCCTATGTTCAAGACAAATAGTAGAGCAAATCAGAAGGGTTGAGAGAGTTGATAAAGTTAATGTAGTTTGTTTAACTGATGGTGAATCCAATCCATTAACTGCTGTATTAGAATGTGAATATGATAACAACGAATTGAGAACAAGACAGTTAAGGAATGGAACCACTTATGTCTTGAGAGATCCTAGAACTGGATACACTCGTGAATTAAAACCAAGTCCATACTTAACAACAAAAGAGATTGTTAGTTTCTTTAAAGAGATTACTGATTTCAATTGGGTAGGTATGCGTATCTGTACTAAGAATGAACTTAAGAGAAGTCTTCGCATTCTAGATTATGAAGAGTCTGATAGAATGGAGAATCAATGGACTAAACAAAAGTTTGCATCTTCTTTACTTTTAGGTTATACTGAAGCATTCTTTATACCTTATCAAGGCATGGGAGATGGCACTCAAGACCTTGAAGTAAAACAGAAGGGTGAAGTTGCAACTAGAGCAGAACTTAATCGTGCATTTAAAAAACACATGGGTTCTAAGATGACAAACAAAACTATCTTAAACAAATTCGTGGAGCAAATAGCATGAGCATATGGAATGGATATCGGGAGGCAGTATTCAATACGTTTCCTGATTTGAAATTTGAAAGCAATCACACAACTTGGAAAAATAAAAGAGAAGTAAATCTCACTGCAGACCTATACTCTGGTAAGCATTTTATCAAGTCTAGGCACGTTGATATATGGGATGGTACTGTTGATATCCATAACAATATAATATACCCTAAGACTGGACATAACCTTCCTTGCTTTGGTATGGACTTGATGGGATTCAATAAGAAGAAATGTATTATAGTATTTGACTTCCAACATCCAGTAGAAAATTATCTATTGAAAGTCCCACCACTACCTCAGACAACAGAGACCTATCGTTTCTTTGAGAAGGGTAATCACTTCTCTGATAATATCTTTGTAAGGTATTGTGAGATGGATGGAGTAGATATATTCCTACCAACATTCAAATACTATCTGTCACTTTATAAAGAAATGATAGATAAAGCAAAACCAACTGAAGAAGATACAACAGTCTATAAAGACTTTGATTCTTATATGATAAAGTTAGATCCTATCTCAGGATATCTTTCACATCAATTTGGTAAAGATGAATCTGAAAAATTAATCAAGGAGTTCTTTTTTAGTTATGCCTGATTTAGTACAAGACATAGCAGTTCTACTTTCATACACTATGCAAGACATTAATGGTGTGAAACCATTAAAGTGTCCTATACCAGAAGTAAAGAAAGATGATTTGACTATTAAGAACACAATGTATACAGCACCTGGTCTCAGGAAGATGCATTTAGAGTTAGCAGAATTAAAGGGAATGAAGATACTACATTGCGTATTCTTTCCCGATCCAAATTATAATCTTCCTATCTTTGGATGTGACATTGTTGCCACAGAGAAAGTAATCACTGCTGCTATCGTTGATATATCTCCTGTACGAGGTTTTGATAATTGGGATGATGTACGAGAGATTAGTAATGAATTTAATATTGGTGAGAAGAGACCACTTCCATTATGGGGTGATGAAATATTTTCTCCTTATTGTAAGTTCATGCGTCTTACTGAGGATATAGATATGGCAAATTTCTACTGTCTTGTTTTAAACTATCTTGGTATATATTGTAAGTTGCATAGTAAGGCTACAAGGGATCCAGACTGGTGTGCAGCAATGCTTAGGTATGATGATCAGATTTATTATTGTGATCAGCAAAGAAAGAATGATAAGACTCGTGGCATTTTAGAGAAATGGTTCGATAAAGAATGGACAAACGATTATATAGATAAAGTATTATTCGATAAACCATCATCTGACGATATAAAATATGGAACCGATTAAATGGGAAGCGTATATTCTATTAGAATCTAATAGATTAACTAAGGTAGAATTTCTTTGCACATCCAATCTCAGACAAGATGCTGAACAGAAGTGTAAATCATTGTTTGGTGTGTCTGATGTGAGACAGTTAAAAAGGATATGGACAGTTGATTAAGTGTCCATAGGACATTGATTTGAAGTTTAATTCTGTTATAATAAACATATAGAAACAAAGAGTCATTATGCCAATCAAGTCAGAAGTTACTACCGAACAAATCATTTCCTTTCTTAAGGACAAGCATGGATCTAATGCTAAAGTTGATACCATCGACTTGAGAGCAGCAGGTAACAAGTTCAAGTTATCTTATCCCACTGTTAATAAAAGACTTAAAGCATATAAGTCAGATAGAGGTACTTGGGACTTGACTGCTTTAGATATAGAAAAAGCATATAAAGCACCAGCAGCAGAACCAGTTACACAAAAAGTTTCTTATGTTCCAGAAAATGATCCGAACTATGTACCCTTCGGCAATGCCAAATCTCTTAAGAAAGTTGTTGGTTCTGGACAGTTTTACCCTGTTTTTATTACTGGTCTTAGTGGTAACGGTAAGACATTGGGGGTAGAACAGGCATGTGCTCAACTAAATAAAGAGTTGATACGTGTTAATATTACTATAGAGACAGATGAAGATGATCTCATTGGCGGCTTCAGGCTTGTTAACGGTGACACCGTTTGGCACAATGGACCAGTTGTTGAAGCTCTCGACAGAGGGGCTGTCTTGCTCCTTGACGAAATCGACCTTGCCTCAAACAAGATTCTCTGTCTCCAGTCCGTCCTTGAAGGTAAAGGAATTTTCCTTAAAAAGACTGGAAGATACGTCAAACCAAAATCAGGATTCACGGTCATTGCCACCGCAAATACTAAAGGTAAAGGTTCAGACGACGGAAGATTTGTTGGAACTAACGTGCTCAACGAAGCCTTCCTTGAAAGATTCCCAGTAACCTTTGAACAGGATTATCCATCACCTGTTATTGAACAGAAGATACTAAAGAATGTTGGATGCGAATTGACATTTGCTGAAAATCTGGTAAAATGGGCAGGAGTGATACGCAAAACATTCTTCGATGGAGGAGTGGATGAAGTTATCACAACACGTCGTCTTGTACATATCGCACAAGCATACACTATATTTGGTGATCGATTACAAGCGATTACTAATTGCGTAAATAGATTTGATGATGATACTAAGCAATCATTCTTGGATCTTTATACCAAGGTTGATGCTGGTGAAGAAACCGAAACCCCCGAAGGAGAAATTTAATGCATGGAGATTTAGAACCAGAGGAGCATCATTGGGGGGAGGATAACGACCCCCGACATGTAAATGATCTCTGGGAGGACATGGATCGACTCAACGCTTTGTATGAGGAGATGATGTGGCCACATGATGATGTGTTAGAATTTATACCCGATCATGCAAATGATCGGATTATTATTCAGAATAGGTCTAAAAAAGGTTTATGAAGTACAATGAAAATGAGATCTTGAAAGAGGTCTCAGACTATATTAGTCAAACTTACAGGGGTCACTACTCCTCAAACAATGTTCAGACTCTGGACTTGATTGATTCAGTAGGTGACGCAGAGGCATTCTGTAGGTCTAACATATTGAAATATGCCTCAAGGTATGATAGAAAGGGTACAGCACGTAAGGACATTATTAAGATTATCCACTATGCTGTACTCCTTCTACACTTTAACGATAAGACTGCTGCAGCAAATGCTCTCCAGTCTACATCCACCCCTTTCTCCGTTGATTATGACAAGTAAATGACTGTATTATCCAAACCAACAATTGAAGTATTAAAGAACTTTTGTTCTATTAACAAATCCATTGTTATCAATCCTGGTAACAAGTTAAGCACACTGAGCATTAATAAAAACATTCTTGCTATAGCTGATATAGAAGAACAGTTTGAATCCCAATTATCGATTTATGATCTGGGTGTATTCCTTGGTGGTTTATCTTTGTTTGAACAACCAACTATTGATACATCAAAGGATAACTATGTCACTGTGAGTGACACTAAGGGTAGATCTAAGACTAGGTTCTTTTATGCTGATCCTGATATTATTACTCAACCACCTGAGAAAGAGATATCTCTTCCTTCAGATGATGTTAAGTTTAGATTAGAGTCCAGTACCTTACAGCAATTACAACGTGCTGCTAGTGTATATCAGTTACCAGATCTATGTTTGTATGGTGATGGTAGTGAGATGAGTTTACGTGTAACTGATAAGAAGAATGAAACTTCTAATAGTTATTCAGTTCAGGTTGGTACAACGGATGATGATTTCTGTTATTGCTTTAAGGTTGAGAACTTGAAGTTGCTTATTGGAGACTATAATGTTACACTAAGTAAGTCTAACGTTGCTCTCTTTCAAGGTGAGGGTATCAAATACTTCATCGCTTTGGA